ATGGGAGTGCATTAAGACACGGCGGGAAAGCGCCTGGTCCTTTTGCACTGAAAAAAGCGCTTCAAAGAATCGAAGAAGTATTTTTAAAGCGCGCAGGGAAACAATTAAAACCTATCGATTGTTTAGATATTGTTTGCCATGCCGCCGATTGTGTAAGAAGCGGGGGCGTTCGTAGGGCTGCTTTACTTGCTCTGTTCACTATGGATGATGAAGAAATGTTGAAATCTAAAACAAATACTTGGTTTCAAACTGACGGCCAACGCGCCAGGGCTAATATTTCTATAGCTGTACCCCGCCATAGTGTAACAGAAGATCAATTTAATGCGATTATGGAGAGTACAAGGCAATGGGGAGAACCAGGGTTTATTTTCACTGATTCGCTTGAGTTCTGTTTCAATCCGTGTGTTGAGATAAGTATGTGTCCTATCTTGGTAACCAAGGATGGGGAAGTATGCAAAGAGTATTCACTTGATCTATTGGATAGGAGTAATCGAAGCAAATATGAAGCTATGGGATACAAGTTTGAATCTGGTTGGCAAGCGTGCAATTTAACAGAAGTGAATGCAAGTCAATTTAAAGACTTTGAACCCCAAACAATCAAAGAGATGTTTACTTGTGTACGATTGGCCACGAAGTTGGGAACCATGCAGGCGGGATATACTGAATCCACTTATTTAGGCGATGTATCAAAGAAAATACTTGAAAGAGAAGCTTTACTAGGCGTTTCGTTGACTGGTTTAGCTAATTCCATATTTTTCAAAGCACACAAAGAACAAAAGGATCTAGTAGAGTCTACTTTGAGCGATCTAGCTAAACACGCGTGTTTAATCAATAGGACTTTTGCGCCAACAATTGGGGTCAACGCTGCATCTAGAATCACTTGCGTAAAACCATCTGGCACGGCTTCGCTTGTCCTTGGTTGTGCAAGTGGTGTTCACTTGGAACATGCGCAAAAGTATATAAGAAGAAATCAGGTTGATGCAAGTTCGCCAATTGTCCAAGCATATAAAAAAGCGCTTCCGGAAGCGGTGGAATTAAGCGCCTGGAGTCCCACAAAAACCGATGAAGTTGTATCTTTTGCGATTGAATGCGACTCAGTATCTTTATTCAAAGAGGACGCATCAGCGATTGACTTCTTGAATCTAGTAAAAATGATTCAAACTACATGGGTTAAATATGGGACTTCTAGACCTAATAGCGTAGAAAAAGCGGTACATAATGTAAGCAATACCACTACCGTAAAAGTTACCGAATGGGGGGAAGTAAGCAAATACCTATATGAGAACCAAGGTACATTTTGTGGCCTTAGTTTTTTAAGCGCAACAGGCGATTATGATTATATCCAAGCGCCATTTCAACGCGTGTATGAGCTGGACCAAATCAACGAAGTTTATAATGTTGCAAAAACCCAAATAGAACGCGAGTACAAAGAAGCACAAAGACAAATTAAAAGCGCGTATAATGATGAAAGACTTGCCAAGCTAAAAGAAGTAACTTCATTACTTGAGGAAGCTGGGAAGCGTATAGAAGATAAAGAAGCGCTTGAAGCTGAGTGCGAGATGATCGATGCAGTATACCAAGACTTCATTAAGCATAATTTAGAAATGCAAAAAAATGATCTTGGTGATGCAGAACATGATTACTTAGAATCTATGAAAAGTGTTCATGCGGATTGGGAAGCTAAATATGCAATGTATACACTTTGGCAAAAGCTACATACTAAACGATTAAAATTTGACTTTGATTCTATTATTGAAGATCACGATGAAACAGAAGGTATTCAAGAAGTGGCTTGCGCTGGTGGCGCTTGTTTAATTTAGATACTATTATTTTTTGTTAATTTGCTTCACTGAAAATATTTACTTGGACAAAAGCACACAAGGGAGAATAGCAGCCATCTTTGTAAATGATTCTTTGACCATTGAATTTATGGTGCTCAAATTCTTGAAACTTGGCTTCTTCGCCTAATTTCTTGATAACCATATACTGGCTTTCTTTGTCTTTGTAATCAAAATCGATCCCATTATGATAACATACCATTTCAGTCACGGGTTCAAAGATGATTTTGTATTCACATAGGTGTAAAGAAACATAGATAGCTTTGATATCCATATCATATTCTTGTGCTTCTTCGATCACCGCTTGAATAGAAACAAGATCAAAAAGATAATTTAAAATTCTTTGCTCTTCTTCTGAATCTGTTCTATACACGGGCACAAGTACAGGACAGCCTAACGATGGTTCGGAATCTTGTAAAATGGTGGTTGAAATCGTGGTTTCTTGTTCTTTTTTGTCATTCATGAGTACGATTTTACTACTTGACTTATAAGAAACTTGAATCATACAGGCGCTTACTTGCGCTACTTCTACTTCAAAGCGTGTATCTTCATCGAAGAATGCTTGAATATCTTGTGCATTTAGCATCTTGGTTTTCCTTTAAAAGGGTGGACGGTGTACCAAGATTAATATATGTTTTGTGTTGTGTCAAATATTTTTACAAAATTATTTTACTTATCTTCTTCTGGCCATAACAATTTGAGTTATTTTAGCATCATCCGACTCACAAAGAAGCGGGGTTGTTTCACTATAATCATGAAAAAATATATCCGTGCTATCCAAGGCTAGAGATAGGTAATCATATTTAAAAGATGATTTGTAATCGATTTCATCACTATCCAAGAGTTCGGAAAACTCAAAAGCTTGATCGATTTCTAGCTTAAATCTATTTGCTTTTGTATCCCCTTTAATATGGATTGCTTTATCATCAGTTAAAAACTTTGAAGCAGTTTTAAACGCATCCTTGATATCTTCTGAGAATTTAAGTCTTAGTTTATTATCTCTCTTTGGGATAATTGCGTGGTATTCTGGGAAAGTTTCATCAATCAAGCGAATCAAAAGAAATCGTTTTTTATTATCCACTAAGATCAAATTGCCTTTTGAGATACCCATTTCAATGGATTCAGAAGAAGCCAAGAAGCTAATAAGCATTGATAAGCTGGTTCTTGGTACTAGTGCACTAACAAAATTAATTTTGATGTCTGTAAATACACGGGTTAAACGATGACCATCAGTAGAAACTAGCGTAAGGCTATTCTCTCTATACTTATCCGCTTCAAATAGTAATCCTGTTAATTTGGGTCTTGCTTCTTCGGTGCTAATGCTGGGTGTACAAACATTAATCATCTTGATCAAGTCTTGAGTATCTTCAAGAGATACATTAACAAAGTCCCCATTTTCCGCGGTAATGCTTGGGTATAAATCTGGGTTGAGAACCTTGGGAATCAATTTGATCTTTTTTGCTTTTGCTTCCGCGTGTAATGTGACTTCATCAACAAAGATATCAATTAAATCGATGTCTAGTGATGCGATTTTAGCTAAGAACGAAGATTCAAGTAATGATGATCCTTCTTGCTCAATTTCACCGGTCAAAAGTTCGATTGTAGAAGCTTGTAAATTGGTTGCCTTGGCGGTGATAACCCCATCTTTTGCTTCAATGAGTACAAAACTCAAGTAATCGGGCTGTTTGGTGGTTTTAGCGATGTTGACAAGATTCTTGAGCGCTTGTTTACTCTGTTTTAAAGATAACAATAGTTTCATGCTTTATAGACTCCATGATAATGGTTGCTTTGTTTTTTAGTTTTAGGATCTTTTTTGAATACTCTTTAGCTTTTTTGCCTTTACCCGCGTAGGATTCAACGGCTTTTGCTTCATTGTAATCATGAATGACTAGGTATTGTTTAAGAGCGGTAACACCCGCTTTAATGAGATCACAATTTTCTTTTTTCTTGTTATCACACCATAAGCGAGGGGTGGCTTGCATTGCTCCAAACCCTTTACCATCTGAAGCAATAGCATCTTTTTCAAACTTGGATTCATGGAATGCAATAGACAAAGCAAGAAGAATATCGACTTCTTGACGGCGTGCCTCTTCATGCACCAGTAAACAGGTTTCAATTCTGGATTCTGTGCTTTGTGCGAGTTTTTTTGTATATCCCATTGAATCCGAAGATGAAAAGATGGATAAGACTAAAAAGTAACAAATCATGATTACTCCGATGTAAAAAGTAATTGAGTTTAAGGGTTTTAATTATGTTGTCAAATCAAACAAATCAAACAAATCAAACAAGTAAAATGATCTTACCCGCAACGCCTGAAGATAGACGACTATTAGCTTTACATAGTCCCCTATTTTTCGATGTTTACTATTGTGGTATGCGTTATGCGACCCATAGAGAAAAATGGTTGAAAACATTTGATAAGGTGCGAAAGATATCACAAGATCAAGGGGATAAAGGGCGCTTACTGGTTCTTGCACCGCGTGATCATGGAAAAACAGAAGTTGGCGTTACCTACGCTTTACGCGCTATTTGTCTTGATAGAAATATCCGTATCTTATGGATTTGTGCAAGTTCAGCACAGGCAGAACGAAGAATGCGAAGAGTGAAAGAATTGCTAAAAAGTCCGCGTATCGTGGAAGATTGGGCGAGTGATCCTTCTCAGGGTTGTTTACCTTTTGAAGGTGGTGATGAATCCTGGACCCAAAATCAATTATATGTACAAAGAACGAAGCACAGCGTAGACGCTACATTACAAGCTATTGGTTCTGGGGGTGCGATAACTGGTGCGCACTTTGATATCATCTTGGCGGACGATCTAGAGGATGATAAAACAACTTATTCAGCAGCTGGAAGAGAGAAAACTAGGCGCTGGTTTAAAGGTACCGTTCAACCTATGCTTTCTAGGGGTGGTATCATGATTGTGATTGGTACTAGGAAGCACCATGATGATCTATATGGGCATTTAATCGTAGATCCTACATGGACGGTGATTCAAAACCCTGCGATTTCTCAATGGCCTGAATCATATAGTTTCAAGCTAGAAGTGATCGAAGGTAAAGAGATGATCACTGGTGTTGAAGTCAAGGGAGAAGCCAAAGTACTATGGCCAGAAGAACGACCATTCACCTATTTAGTAAAAGAGCGCCGAACAATGGGCGAACAAATATTTTCTAGGGAATTTTTGAACCAAGTACAAGATGATAGCGCGGCCGCGTTTAAATGGGAATGGCTAGAGTATGCAAAACAAAGGGGCAAGAATCTGAGTTTATATGAAATCCCACCAATTGATGATCTGGATATTGTACAAGGTTGGGATTTTTCACTAGTACAGAGTATCACACAAGCGGAAGCCAAGGATACAGATTTCACGGTGGGGACTACTTGGGCAAGGGATAGATCAACAGGGGATCATTATCTTCTAGGTCTATTTAGAAAACGAGGGCTATCACCTACCGAATTACGACAATCTGTTTTATCTGAATATTCAAAGTTCAAAGGCAAGGTTTACGCGGTAGCCGTGGAAAGAAACGCGTTCGGTGAGATCCATTTTGTAGGGTTACAAACAAGTACCGATCTACCTTTGAGACCCCATTTAACCACTGGCGCAAAAAAAGCTAGTCCATGGGAAGGAGTCCCAAGCTTATCGGTACTCTTTGAAAATAGAAAGGTTATTATCCCAAGCGCTACAAATAGAGATAATGAAATTACAACCCCATTAATCAATGAACTTTGGGGGCTGGGAAGAGAGAAACATGATGATACAGTCATGAGTCTTTGGATTGCGCATTGTGTACTAAGGGAACAAAGATTTAGTCATAGAATTGCATTCGGAAATAGGGAATATGGGAGCGAAGAAGAGATTAAACGCTTAGAAAACGAAGATCAAGGGGATAACGTTAATAGGGATTTAAGGGATGTTTTAGCTTCTTGGGGTGTTGATTACGATGATACTAACGAAGAATAACATAATAACTATTTAAAAAATGTTAAATATATTATCATAGCATCAAAGGAGAAATAATACTATGTACAAGACTTTTAAAATCAT